GGGTTTTCCTGTTTGTGTTATAGAAGATGTCATTTTTTCTTGCGGTAAAAAATCTTGTCTTACTGGAAAATCTTGAGTTTGCCATTCTTCTGGTTGGTTATATTCCCATGCATCCTTATCAAATGTTCCTTTAAGAGGGAAATCTCTAGCAGCATTCGTATTTTCTATACCAGCATTTTCCATCATAGCCCACCCTGCTGGTGTAGTTACTGAATGATAGGGATGCATCCGAGAATGTGTAGCAATCCGCTTGTTCCAATCATAATTGTTTGCTGACAACTTATTAGTAAGTGCTTGTTGGTCTCTTAAAGCTTTTAAGTCTCGGGCTTTAGGGGTAGTTCGACTATAGTCTACATAATCTTTACCAAAGACATCTTTTTCAAAACCTGTTAGTCTTCCTGAAAGATCAGATGCTGCCCATCCTTCTGGATCGTTAGCATATTTTCCATAATCTCTAGTTTTTCTTAATCTATCTATTCTACTTTTGGTTTGTCTTTTTGTTCTAGCATCTTCATACTCTTGTTGAGTTTTGTAACCAGTTAAATTTTCTCTGTACTGGTTTGGATTGATATGAGATAGCATGGAACCTATTTTACCAGGAATTCCTCCAAATATACTCATCGCTCCTCTAAATAAATTTCCTATACCAAATCTTGATTTATGACCGCCACTTGTATCTCCAGGTGTTTTAAGAGTTTTATATCCTCCACCTCCAAACCATCCTTTCGGTCCTGTCCATGATTGTTCAAAAGTATCTTTAGGTGTTGTGGGTCCAATTGTTCTTGTAGTTCCTCCATGTATATTTGGTGGACCTTTAACATCGACACTTGTGTATCGTTCTCGATCACCATAACTTTGACCTGCTTTGCCATATGTTCCTGTATCTCCTTGTCCATTATACCCAGGTCTACCTGGTCCTGATTTAACTAACTGTAATATTCCACCACCATTCGCAGCTCCATAACGATTGGTCCAATCACGAGCAATCTCTGGCTCGTTAGCCCATAAGTATCGTCTTTGTTTATCTGATTGAAATGGCATTAAAATCCTCCATATCTATATAAGTCTACTATGCCGCCTGATGCAAGACCATAAGCTTTTATATTTCCACCTGGTCCAACTCTGCTTGCAGTTCTTGCTATGTTTTGAGCTTTAGTTGTAGGTTGATAACCTCCGCCGCCACCACCAGTTGGAACTATAGGTGTTCCAGGTACGTTAGTAGGTCTTATTGCTGCTTTCTTAGCAGCTTCAATGGCTTCTGCTTGTCGGATTGTTTGTTGCATTTGTTGTTTTCTTTGATTCATTGATTGAATTCTTTTCTTTTGTATCCATTTATTTTCTCCTGCATGTGCTTGTGTAAAACCAAAATTATTCTTCCAATTTGATAAACGTTCCGATAATGGCGCAGAAGCTCCAACAAATCTTCCCGATGTTCCAGGAAGTTCTGATTTATATGCATCCCAAAAACCTGATATTCCTGAGCCAGACTCCATTCTTTGATAAGCTTGCATTGCATCATAAATAGGACTTGTAATAAGAGCACCGGCAGGAGCAGCAAAATCAAAAATACCTGAAGCTATAGGATGACCACTTCGTTTTAATTCATTTGATAGACGGGTAGCCATATCTGCTGTACCTCTCATATGATAATCAAATGGGGAAGTAGCTGTTGCTACTACTCCAGTGACAGGATGATATAATGCTTGGCCATGTTCAGCTGCCAAAGTGTTATAGTCAAAATCAGCCATTATCTTCTTCCGTCTGGTTGTACATCTACTCTAAAGGTACCTAACTTCCAGTCCTGAGAGGTACTGGTATTAGCAATCTTTAAAGAAACTGCACGTGCTCGTGCACGAGTATCTACTTTAGTCGTACTTGAGGTAATTGTAAAGGGTCCTAATGAAGAACTCGCCTGGGAGCTATTAGGATAGTCTCTTAAATTTAATGTAATTTGGGTATCTCCTGTCTGGGAAATAAAGTCAGGAATGAATCTTCTAATTTTCATTAGGAATTCTCCATCTCCTTGAAAGGTTGCTCCACCTTCTTTAGTAACCGTTATATCATAATCACCCGATTCTATATTAGAAGTGATAGCGGTAGTTGTATCTCCAACAATTTGATCGGTTCCTGTTTCCTGTTGAAAATATGTAGTAGTGCCATCGGTATTTCCTACGACATCATAAGAAGTATTAGTATCCGGATCATAAGAAGTAGCATAAGGTTTGTTAAAGACAGAAGAATCCATCCAAGTGGTTCTGGCGAATAAAGCACTATCATTAGTAGTCCATATCACTCTTTCCGAACTAGAATCTAAATAATTATAAACAACGGCTCGGTCGACATTGTTAGAATTGGAAGTACAATAAAACCATATTATTTCTCCAAACAAATTATTAATACCTGCCGAAATTAATTGATTAGAAGATTCATTAATATCATCAAATACATAATCTTCAACTAAACATTTCATTGATTCTAGTTTACCAGCGTATTTAAAGAATCCATTATTAGACATCCAATACGCCGAACCATCTACTTCAACGGCTGCATTAATTCCTATTAATCCACAGTTAGTTCCTGCTTGTTCAAAGGCAAATACAAAAGGAACACCCACAAAACGCATAGTGAATAAGGAAGTATCCGTCCATACATAAAGTGCATTTCTTCCAAGTTTAGCTCCCATGATCCGTGATCCGTCGGCCAGTCTTTGTGAACCTGCTGTATTGGTTGCTGTAATAGTCCAAGTATTAATATCCTCTCTATTGGACCATCTAACAAACATATCATCTTGAGTAGATGCATCACCTACTGTGGTTTCTGTGCCAAAAAATATTAAATGTCGATCGGGTGTAGATACCAACATGGTACGTGAAGCTGTGGGTGCACCCGTTATAATAGTTGCTCTAGTTGCTGTTGCATTAGTTAAATTTGAATTCCATTCGAAACAAGGACCATTAACAATGAGAGCAATTACGTTTTGTCCAAAACTGTCAATGACCCATAAACCTGGATCAGCGACTTTATCAGTGTTGGATGCTGCACTGCCCCAAGTTGTATAATCTGAGGTATTTGTAACAGTTGCTCCATCAGAATGAGAAGCTCGTGTAGTACCTTGTACGGCTCTAGTAATTCCTGTTAAATCGCTTCCTGAAACTCCTGTATAAGAAATTTCTTCTGTACCTACTTGAATATAATTAGTCCCTGAAGTTGGAAATCCTGTAACTGAATCTAAAGTAATGCTTGTTCCTGATCCTCCAGTTCCATAAACATTGTCTCCTAAAGCTCCATCTAAAGTGTTTGTTTGAGCTCCTGAAATAGTTCCACCAAATTGAGAGATACCCCACCCGTATGCCCCTAATTGTTCAGCAGGACCCACAGGATAATAGAATTTAACAGAACAGTCCCCATCCGTAGCTGTTGCATCTGCAGTAGATCCCATAGTAATAGTAACTGAGGTAGAGTTTACTACTTCAGTTATCATAAAAGTTTTATCATCAAAATCAGAAGTAGAATAACCCGACCCTGTAGGAACGGTAACACTTTCAAGAAATAAAATATCTCCTGCTGTCATTCCAGCAGTTGTAGATAAAGTAATAGTAAGAATAGCAGAGCTTGAAGTAGAAGCTAAGGCATTTGTTAATGCTCCAAAGTCCGTTTTAATGGGATGAATGTCATAAAAAGCTCCCCCTGTATATGCGTATAAAATTCTATTCGTTCCTACAATAGAGAAATTAATTGAAGTTTGACTAACTATATGGTGTTGGGCTCTAGCTACTCCTGTTAGAGCATTATCTCCTAATTGAGACCATCCCCCTATTTTTTCTGGTGTATTATATCTAAACCTAACATTTTCTCCACCGGTCCATTGTCCTTCAGCACCTGTAGGAGTAACTTGTTTGTTGAATCCTGGTAAAAACTCTATTTTTTGTAGCATATAAAAACCTGTTTATTATGGTCTATATCAGATTGTAGGGGAATTCAATAGGTTAAAAGCAGGGGAAAGTGTGGTGGCATTTTCCCCCACCAGTCTTCTTATATAAACTATTTTTTAGGTAATGTAAAGCCTTTAAACCAGGCTGGAAGTCCTAAGAAAATACGCCCATCATATTTATTTGTTTTAGCAGTTTTCTTTTTAGCATCATTATAATGTAAAAAAACTTGTGCACAATCTTTACCAGTAAAAGCTTCACGCCAATGCTCTAAATCACATCCAGAATAGATTAACATATCGCCGGGTTCTAGTTCTACTTTGATACCTGCTTGACCTTTTTTTCCTGTGGGATCTAGATAAATAGGCCATGGATCTCCACCTAAATTTAAAGTAGTGGAAACTTCACATGAATATCTGTCTTTGTGCCGATGAAGAACGTCTCCTGTTTTATAAATTCTTGCATAGGAATAAGTTTCGTTTAACTTATAGCCTGTTTCCTTTTCCATCTTTATTTTTAAGGACACTAACAATGTTTCCATTGCTGTATCTGAATAATGAGAATAACTATTGGGAACCTGTTGATCATTCCATACTCCCCAGTACTCTGTAAAAGGGGATAGATATTTTTGATCAAATAAAAATCTAGCTACTTTTCTTTTATTTAAAAAATAAGAGTAGACAAATGAAGCTAGCTCTTTTGATATTGCTCCTCTTAATACTTTATACTTATCCTTTTTGAACATTTAATACTCCTTTTGGTATTGCTTGACAGTTCCAATGTATAAATCTAAATGGTTCATATCCCATATCCACAACATATTGATGGGGCATATACGATGGAAAAAATATCATTCGACCTGGTTGTACTTCATAATTAATTTGAGAACTGGCATAAGTTACTTTTGTTTTATCTTTTTCTGGTAAAAGATTCATTAGGTTTCCTGGTCTTGGGTCTTCAAAGAAAGGTCTCGATGTTTTTTCGCTAGCTTTTAAAAAATAAAAACCAGATATATGTCCATTCCAGTGAGTATGTAAAGTATGATTACCCCCTCCATTTTTAGCAAATTCTTGCACCCACATTTCTGTAGTAAATACTTGATAATTAGTTAAATCAAAACCCATCTCTATTAAAAGATTATTGGATGTGGCGCCAACATAATTTTGTAAGGTTAAAAAATTAGGATCTCCAATTAATGATGTTGAATGAAATATATGTCCCATATCCCCTTTGTCCCCGAACTTTTTATTTCTTTTGGCTATATCTTTTTTTAAATTTTTCTTGGCTGTTTCAATATAAGAGTCGGATGCTTTGTTGAATTCATCTACAGAAGCAGGCCCATCGGCAAACCATACAGGGCATTTAAAATGATCTTCTCTGCCTAATTGTGTTGGAAATGCTTGAGTACTTCCACCGGACATTTTTACTTTCTGTTTCTTCTTCATTTAAAAGGCCATCCTAAACTCCACATCACTAGACTATGGCGTGTTCCTTTTTTAACCGGGCATACTCTATGCCATAAATCGGCAGGAAAAACTACCAAGGATCCTTTAGGTAATATTTCTTTACACTTTCTAATGTTTGGTTTTTTATCTGGATCTAAGTTTCTAAAATCAAATTCTAGTTCGCCACCTTTGTAATCTTTTTCGTCGGACAAAGTTAATGTTACAGAGAGCTTTCTAACTTTCCCATTGGAAGGATCTCCTTCTTTTCTTTGATAGGGTCTATCCCAACCATCACAATGCCAATCATAATATTGTCCTTTCTTATATTGTGTAAATTGACAAGACTCTGAAAAATCCCATTGAAAATTCCACCCGGCACTTTTATTTGCTTCATGAACATAGGGTTGTATTTCTTTATAAATCCAACGCTCGTTTAACCAAACAATATCTGAGTCTCTTTTCTTTTTTAAATCTTTAACTTGTTTTTGATTTAATTTCTTAGGATCACCAAAACCACCAGTAACTGCCATTTGATCTTTAATAGATTTTGCATATTTTATAATGTCGTCACAAATCCTAGACGGAACCGCCGATTGAAAAAACCAAAAATAATTTGTTAAGTTCATATGTCTTTATAGTACATTTATACCTTAAATAAATATGAAAGTAAAGATATGAGTATCCTTATGCGGATACCCAGGTTAGCCCTGATGCATCCCAATTGAAATTATTGACTGGATCTGAATCATCAGTCGCAGTCCATTTTTGACCTGCTTCATCCCAACTAATATTTTTATCTGTAGTATCTGTTGGATGAGTAACTGGAGCTTGCCAATCATCATTTTCATCTAATGCCCAAGAAGCATATGGTTGAGGTGAAATAAATTTGTTTTTTGCAGCATCAAAAGTATAACCTTTGCCTGCATATTGCTTTCTAAAATTTGCATTGTAAGAAGTTTGTTTCCAAGTTCCACCTTTGAAAAAATTAATACACCATGTTTCACCATCGATATGTTCATCTGAAGGTACGCAGTCGTTACCTACAACAACTACTCTTGTTACTACGTTATTACTATCTAGTTCTGCGAAATGTGCCATATTTTAACTCCTTAAAATTTAATTTATATTTTAACTTTAACTTATTGTCAATGTTCCTGATACAGTGAATATAGCTACTTTATCGTTAGTTGGTCCTACACAAGATGCTACCGGATTAGCTGGACTTGGGGTTGCTGAAACTGTTGTTGCTCCTGGAAATCTCATTACTGCAACACCTGAACCACCTGCTGCTCCTGCTCCTGAGGCTCCTCCACCTGCTCCTCCACCTCTGTTTGTTGTTCCTGCTGTTCCTGTTGTGGTTCCACCTGGAGTTCCACCTGCACCACCTGTTCCACACGGTGAAGCGGCTCCCGGTACATCTTCTGCAGCACCACCTCCACCACCAGCATAAGATACTGGTGAACCTGTTATACAACTTGTTATTCCTGCTCCACCACGTCCACCGTTTCCTGAACCCGATGAAGTTCCGTCAGCTCCTACTTCACTAGCGCCACCACCGCCACCTGAAGCGGAATTACCAGGTTGTGTTGTACCTCTTCCTCCTGCAAACCCTTGAACGGGACTAAACGGAGGAGTGTTTCCAGCTCCACCATTAGCAGAACAACCTGGTGGTATTAATGCTCCACCACCACCTGATCCTCCAGAATCTCCAGCTTGTACACCTGATCGACCTGGACCATTTTGCAGTCCTCCATAACCTCCACCAAATCCTATAATTCCATAAAATTCTGAATTAGTTCCAGGAGTAGTTACCTCGGCTCCACTTGTAGCAGCTGTTCCACCAGCTCCAATAGTAACTCCATAAGTTCCTGCCGCTGCTGTTACGGGAGTTTGTCCTGGTATACCATAAGAATGTCTAGCTCCGCCGGCTCCTGCACCAGCTGCAAGATCATCACCAGAACCACCACCTCCACCTACAACTAAGAAATCTCCTGATATTCCAGAGCCTACAATAGTCACGGCTCCTGATGCAACGAATCTTGCACCTTGCGTACCACACGGAGTCATAAATCCTCCATTAACTGTCGGGGATGAAGTTGGAGAAGGACTCGGTGTAGTTGTTTGAAAAAAAACTCCAGCTGCACAAGGAGCCCTCATTATAACAACTCCAGATCCACCGGCTCCTGATACTGCACAGTTGTCACCATTTGCTCCGCCGCCTCCACCACCAGTGTTAGCTGTTCCAGCAACTCCAGATTTACAAGCAGCTGGTAAAGGTCTACCTTGTCCACCTCTTCCACCTGATCCGCAAGGAGAGGTTCCTCCACCTGCATTTTCAGATGCACCGCCTCCACCACCTCCATATCCAATTGCATATCCACCATAAATATTGTTTGGTGCTCCTGCACCTCCGTTCCCACCACCTGATGATGTTTGCCCATCTTGTCCGACAGCAGTTACTCCACCACCTCCAGCACCTGAACCATGTCCACTAGCGTGTGCTCCATCACCGCCATCATTTCCTTGACAAGCTGTTCCACAGCCGCCGGCTCTGGGAGGATTAGATCCACCGCCACCTCCAGATCCACCAGGTCCACCAGCAGCATAAGAACCAAAACCACCGCCCGAGGCAGTTGTACAATTAAATACAGAATTTGATCCGGCAACTCCGCAATGCGGACCGGGATCTGAATAAGGAACTGCTGCTCCTCCACCACCAACTGTTATAGAATATGGTACTCCTTGTTCTAAAGAAAAAGCAGTTCCTCGTATAGGTGCAGGACCAAAACCAGAAGCAAGATAGCCTCCACCTCCGCCTCCGCCACCTTCACCTGGTCCACCGGAACCTCCACCTGCTACTATTAAATAATCTACGTCCACAGGCCCCACTCCACCACCCGATCCAAATCCTAAAACTTGATAACCAAATGATTTGCCTTTACTTTGTGTTTTTTTTGAATTTTTACCCGCTACCATTAAAGGAGGAAGATTATTAAAATCTTTCATATCTATGATCCTTATGCGTCGTTAGCAGCGTCAGTAGTATAGAATAATTTAATTCCTAATACTCGTGCTTCACCTGTAAAGGTATCACTACCGTCTGCTGCATCTCTGTAAAGTTGAAAAAACGTTTGATCATCGTCAGCTGGAGATCCAGCAATTGTCATTGCAGAACTAGCTGCAGTCATTTGCACATCTTCTACAGTTCCAATTCCAGCATCTGTGACTTCTTGAGCTGTTCCAAAAACTACATCGGCTGTGTCGCCTTCAGTGCAACTAACACCTTGAAGACCAAAAATACAGTTTCCTGTGTTTGTAGTACTTGGACTCC